TCCTCTGCGGTGAGACTTGGGCCTGAGGCGAAGATACAGACAGTGTCGCCCCGCCAGCGTCCGTGGTCTCTGATGCTGGTGGCATTGTGCGAACTGTCCTGCGAGGGTTTAGGATTTCAACGCATCCAGCTGACTCTAGCTGTTCAGCGAGTCCAATCGGCAGTTTTAGGCGTTGCTTGCGTGTGACGCTTCCAATTCTGGAGTCTGCAAAGTGTTGCAGTGCTAAGACTTCAATAAGTTGCATAATTTCTTCGCGGGTGATGAAAAAGGCCCAGGGCTTGTGACCTTGGGCCTATTCTGCCATGTCGCGTAGCAAAAGGCTGCTCGCTGTGCTGAGTCAGGGAAATCGCGTCTAGCTTCAGAGTCAGACATACAACGGCTGACAAAATCGCGTTCGCTTTCTCCCGTCCTCGGCGTTGGCATTTAGAACGTGCCTTTGATAAAGGCAGCAGGACGATAAACCGTCAGAGCGAGGCGCTCTTCGGCCAGCAGCGTTGCCATGTTCTTCTTGAAGTTGTCGCCATCTTCATAAGAAATCTGGACTGCTGCGTCCATGCGATCCCAGACCTGAGCACCCATCGTGAAAGCACCAACCAAGAAAGTGCCTTCAGCGATGGAGTTGGTAGCGACAACGCGCTTGCCCCAGAGTTGAGGGCCAGCAAGCGCCATCGGGTTAGCCATGATGTACTGACCGTCGGTTGCTTTGGTCAACTCGATAGCTTCCCAATCCTCTGGGTTGATAACAATCGCATCGGCCATGTACTCACTCAATGCTGCCTGAGTGATCGCCTTGCGAAGGGTATCGATGCGAGTGTCGCCAGTTGCGCTGCGGTTGTAGGCCGTGTTGTTGCCAGATGCCAACAAACCAGACAGCGATCCAGAGGTGCCAGCACCGTTGAGCAGCTGATCTTCCTCTTCCAACTTCAAGCCGTAGAGCAGACGGCCATTGACGTACGACTCAAGCTGAGGCGCATCGTCAAGAACCTGACGGCTAACAGGGATGAAGTGAGCAAGTGTCACGACAGCAGCATTTGCAAGCGTGAAGGTGATGCCGCTCTCAGGCTTGGTAACGTTCTCACGATTTGGGCTGCTGTACTGCGCTGCAGCGTTGTTCGTGTAAACGTTTTCTTTCGTGAACTGCACGAGGTTGCTAGCAGTGCGACCAACGGGCATAAGATCACGGATCGTCAACACGCGATTGGGATTGGTGATAATCCCAGGTACGCGCATATCAGCAACGAGTGGCTGATTCTGGCCGGTTGCGTTAACGATAGCGGTCTTGAGCTCAACGCGAGCAAACTTGCTGCGACCTGCTGCCATAGCCTGGAATGCTTCAGACTTGGTGAGCATTTCGCCTGCACTTTCGCTCTTGCCTTCGGTCGAGCCAGCATCAGAGATGCGGCGCTCAAGGTCTAGGCACTTGTCGGTCAGTTCAGCAGCTTTCGTGCTGAGCTTATCGAGTGCTGCTTTAGTTTCGCTATCCAACTTCTTGACCGATTCGATCTCGTTGTTGGCTTTTTCCATCCAGCCCTTAAGCTCGCGGCTGGTGTCTAAGAGTTTGGCCTGGGTTTCGGCCAGTGCTTTGATTTCGTCCATTGATATTCCTTTTACAGAGTCCGTGATTGGAGGAGGTTGAGCGCGATTAAACGCTGCAAATCGTCCGGCAATTGCGAATCAGACTCTCTCCGATTCAATACCTCTTTGGCTCGCGCTGCCGTGGCCGTTGCCAAAGACTTAGAAAACCCGCCTGCGTCCCGCAAGAAGTTTTCAAATTCTCTCAAAGTTTTGATGCTTTCCAAAGAGCTTTTAACGCTTGCAAGGTCTACCCGCGCAGCAGAATCAGCGGGGAAAGTAACAATGCTGACCTCTGCAAGCTCGGAAATGTTCTTGATGATACGAACATCCTCTCTAAACTCGATGTCATCAGGCTGGAGCATGTAACCGATTGATAGGCCGTCAATAGTTCCGTGTTGCATAGCCGCCTTGACTGCTTGCGCCTCTGGTATGCCTGGAGTGAACTCGCCCTTGACGTATAGGCCGTGCTCATCTTCTTCCATCTTGATCCATTTGCCAATGGGCACGTCCCAAGACTTATGATTGACAAACATCTTAGGCATACGAGCTGCACCTGCCTTAATGCGATCAATGACTGACTTATAAGCGCCTTGCATGATCGTGTCGTTATAGCTGTCAACGCCGCCAAAAACAGACGCGTAGCCCTCAAACCCGCTATCGCCAGCGAACTTCAAGGACATCGAATCGAGGTTAATTGCCTTGCGTATCATTTTTTCATCTCCGATTTCCGCGAGTTTACGCTTCGCCCAGGACTGCCCAGGGTCACCGCCCCATAATGCCCACGCTATACGCCCGTTAGACGGATAACCATCCTCACCTTCGCGGAATCCTTCAGCCTCTTTATCAACTTCGTGTCTTGCAAAGAAGCTGACCATGCGCTTAAGCGTATCTTCGCTCAAATCGCGCTTATTAACAATGTCACGGGCTCTGGCGATGCCTACCTCAGTACCGCCTCTGCCGTATTCGCTGCGCCAATCAAGCCCTCGCTGAGCTTCTCGCGCCATTTCATTGGTTGGGATTGGCACTTAAGTTCTCTAAGTTTGTGAGTGCTAGCTGCACTGTTAGGATGTCGCCGCCGTCTTTTGGTGGCAGATTTTCAAGTTGTCGATACTCATTGCGCGTCATCAGGCCGTTATTGACTGCTGTCGATGCTGCTTCGAGTCGATCTCTGAACGATCCGCGCAAGATTGCGTCTAAAGAGAACTCGACTGTGTACTTCTCGCGCTGTCCTGGCGTTAAGACGCGCCTTTCGATGGCTTGCTCAAGCCCTTCGAGCATAGGTCTGAGCCTGAACTTGTAAAAGCCCTCAATTAGCTCGGTAATGCCAGTACCCCAAGTCGTTGTCTTAGCTGTATCGTTGATCATGACGCTCGATACGCCAAACCAGCGAGCAATATCTTCGACTGCAAACTTCCGAGTATCTAGCAACTGCAAATCGGCAGGCGAAAGGCTCAATGGCTCGAACTTTGCGCCAGCTTCGAGTACCAGCAAATCATCGTCGGAGCCTTCAACGAGGCCGGAATAGTTCTTTCTGATCTTCTCGCGCTGCTCTTGCGTGAGTAGCTTGTCGATCATAAATACACCTGGCCGTCTGCCGCTCTTACGGTAGCCCTGCTCGGTATGATTCTGTGATGAGATAGCAACGCCGACCGAGGAGCGCATGTAGTCCAAGCGGCTCATGCCGTAAATGCCGTTGCCCTTGTCCTTCCAATGCAGGATTGATCGCTCGTCGTAAACGATGATCTTGCCCTCAAAACTGTACTTGTAAATGACTTTGCCGGTTGAATCGACCTCAACTTCGACCTGATCGCTGCTAAGCGGTAGCAATTCAATTGCTTCACCTGCTGCATTACGAACTACGCGAGCATAAGCGTTGCCACGCAAGATAAAGTTTAGCGTCATGAACTGCCAAAACTCCATCGGAGTGTTTCGGCGGTTAGGATTGTCGTGGAGTAGCTTCCAAAGCTCTGTGCCTCTGGCTAAGTTTTTGTGACCGTCCGCACCTGGCTCGCGTTCGTAGACAAATAAGGGTAAAGAAGCGATATTGTCGGAAAGCAGCTCAACGCAAGCCCAAACCGCTGAGACTTGCAGGGCTCCGTCGATCCCGTAATCCTTGTTGATGTCATAAACTTTGGTGAAGGGCTCGCCGTATTGGATACCCTCTTGCTGTCCGGTCGATCCTACGTTACCGAACCAGCGTCGCAAGCTCTGAAAAAGTGTCGCCATTGTTTACGCCAGTGCAAGAGGTGTGTCTAAAAACCCTTCGAAATCGCCTTCTTCTTCGTCGTTTTGCTTCGAAACGATGCCAAAGGCCATACAAAGCGCAACTGCCCCGTCTATTCTGCCAGTTGCTCGTGCTTTATTCAATTTTCTGTTACCCGCCGCATCCTTTTCGACCCTCGAATTAGCCATGCACATCGTCAAAACAGGGTTTGCAGCGTGTGAAACTTGTTCGTTAAGCAGAGCCGTTTCAAGCGCGTCAATCGCTGGTGCCATGTCCCTAAAGCCCTGACCAAACGGGATTAACGGCAATTTTACGCCTATTTCGTTGAATTCCTTGATTAAAAGGTCAATTCGCCAGCGATCAAAGGCCACAGACTCGATAGAAACATCGCCGAGTATCTCTGCAATGTCCTTGGCAACCGTCTCGTAATCGATGCTTGCCCCTGGCGTTGTCTTGATAAAGCCTTCTTTAGCCCACACGTCATAAGGTGCGCGATCAGCTCTTGCGCGATCCGATAAGCCTTTCTCCGGTGTCCAGAAAAAAGGCCAGACAAGCCATTTGTCTTTAGGCTTGCAAATCAGGACCATGCTCGTTAAGTCGTTCTTACCTGACAGGTCCAAGCCTGCATAAACCGGATTGTCGTAAAAGGCCGTGTGGTCGACCTCGCCGCCGTTGATCTCCCATATCTTTTTGGATATGAACGGGCTGACCATCTCCACGCGCTGATTTAGGATCAGGTTGCGGAAGGTAGGCTCAAAGCTCGGCATACGGCTTGCCCTGTCTGCCTGCTCCTCAACGTCTCGCAATGATCGAAACTTGCCAAGCGCAGGATTTGCAGACTTCCATGCTTCACGGTCTTGCAGCTCGCAAGATGCTGGCGCAGCGTACAGATGAC